TTCTAATACTTCTCCTGTATAACCAAGTGCTTCGCCTTCTTCTCTTAGCTTATCTAAAATTTCGTCATTGACAGGGTGGCTCATACTAAAACAATTTCTACACTAGCTGCTACATAACAAAAGCAAACTATAATAAATAACAGCAAACCAATAATTATGTAATTCTTATAATCTTTCATTAGTCATTAACTCCTTTTGGTTTTAAACGAAATTCTAGGTTTGCTTGAAGATGCTTTTTCTTTTTTTCAAGTTCTTTAATAGTATCAAGATACTCTTTCAAAACTTTTTTATTTGGTATATGCAAATGTTCAGCAACAAATTCTACAAACTCACTTGTGTTTCTCATAAACATAGCATCCATAAGTTTTTTTAACTTTTTGTATGTGCTTGGTTTAACTCGAACAGAAAGAGTTTCTGATTTTGTTTCTTTATTTATTCTTTCGGTGTGGCTCATTGTAATAATTCTCCTGAATCGTGTAATTGTAAAATATATTTTGATCTTGATACAGGATTGCTAATCCAAAGATAAAAGACCTGCTTACCTGATTCGTAGCCAACGATAGCATCACCTTCTAATTTGTATTCCATCATTGACAACTGCTGATTAATTCCCATTCATCCCAAGAAACAATTTTGGCTTTTAAATGTTGATGGGTGTTCTTTTTTCTTTGCAACAATATTTCATCATCGCTTTGTGTGATCCACATCCATTTGCCATTAAGTAAAACTATAACTGCTTTCATAATTTTCTCCTTTTTAAATAGATAAATCGTTTTCTCTTTCTAAAGACCTTTCAAAAGCCATATCTTTTTCAAATTGCTTTCTATTTGCTTCCATTGGAGTTTCATTTGGCATGATTAGTTCAAAGTCTGTAGCCAAAGCAACAACATTGTCGCAAGAATTACACTCAGCCCAATCATCATATTCTCCCATCATGCTTTGTCCAGCATGACCACATCTTTTGCACTTGTAAGGTACTAAAAACATAGCTTCTTGATTAGGGTCTGCTATTTCAGAGCCACCATAATATTTACCATATATTTTTTCTTTCATAATTTTCTCCTTGTTTGTTAATTACAAGTGCTATTTAAAACTATGGTTGTAAATATTGCAACTATTATTTCATATTTTTTTTTACAATTATTGTTTGACAATAAATAAAAAAATAATATAAGGTTGCAACCAAGAGAAAATATATATGTCCGAACAATTGTCAAATGGAGAACTAAAGTTAGAAGAAGATGCTGACTTTCAAGATTTCTGTATGAACATTTGGATTAGACATAACAGAGAGAGAACATTTAAAGATTTAGATAATATTGGTTTAGATGTTTTTGTCGCTGAAAATATAGAACTCTTAAAAAAAACTTATTTAAACTTAATTATTGGAGAAAAATATGGAAAATAATCCTTTTGTTTTTGACTCAGAAGATACACCTTACTTGAAGCATCATTACCAAGAAAAGTGTTGGTATCGTGGCAAAGAAACTATTGATGTAAATTACTTTATGGTAGATGTTGCAACTATGTTAATGGGTTGGGGTTTGTACCAAACAGGTAGTGGTTTTGATTATAAATGGCAGAAAGACTTATACACGCCAATTGAAAAACCAAGTGATGAACATAAAAAAGCATTTTCAGTTTGGGTCTTACCTAAATTTGTTGATGGTGATAAAAATGTCACACATCCACCTTGCTTATGGCAAAGACATAGCTTTGGAGAATACAAAGGTTTTCAGGAAATGGGTGCTAGTTTTTTTGCTGAATCACAGAAACCTGAAAATAAAGATAAACTGCCTGTTGTGAAATGGACAGGATCAGAAAGTATTTCAATCGGGCAAGGACAAACTGCAATACCACATTTTGAGTTTGTTGGTTTCAAAGACAGACCTAAAGATTTTGTTATACCAAATTGGTATAGCGAGTCACCATCTGATAATCAAAGTGGCACTAGTCACGAAGATAATTTTCTCCCAAAAAGTTCAGATGGTGACACCAAAAAGAAAAGTTATGCTTTGGATAGCATTGATGATGAAGATATTCCATTCTAAACAGGTGACACTTGGAATTAGAATGGGAGAAAATTGCACCTGAAGTAGCAATACAAATATTAGGAGAGCCATCGAAAAAAGATGGCTCTTACTATCGGTGGGGGACAAAAGGCAGTCTTGCTTTAAATTTAGAACAAGGAACTTTCTTTGATTTTGAAAACAATCAAGGGTTTGGTTTAATAGAATTTATTAAAAATCGTGGTTTAGATCCTGAAGATTATTTGCAAGGTTATCGAGCCATAGATTCAAAACCAACCAAAGCAACAAAAAAATTTACTGACAAAGATATGTACAGATTGAAAACTGAGGCAGAAGTGTATATGCGTTATTCAGATTCTTTTTGTGTGATGCGTTTTCCCACAGACCATTTCATAAAACAAAAATACGCACCATTTACAAAAGTCGGCAATGAGTGGCTAATGAAAAGACCATCAGGCAGATTGCCAATATATTGTGAAACCAACAAGCCAGAAGATTATGTAATTATTAATGAAGGTGAAAAAGCGTGTTTAGGTTGTCAAAGCATATATGATGGTGATGCGTGTACTTGGCATGGTGGTGTGAATAACATTGATAATCAAGATTGGACTCCCTTAAAGAATCGTAAGGTTATGATATTTCCTGATAATGACGAAGCAGGTAAAAAGTGTGCAGAGGATTTAAAAGAGATGTTAAACAATGTTGCTGATGAAGTTATCATTGTAAAACCACCAAGAGAATTTAAAGATAAAGATGATTTGTATGATGCCAAAGTAAATGATTTCTTTTCATCATCACAACAGTTTTTAGATTATTGTTTAAATAACCAAATAAAGAAAAGAGTTAGTTTTGATCTTATACAGGTTCACGACATTATGAAGAATGTCAAAGCACCTAATTGGGTGGTTAAAGATATCTGTGAAGAAGATTCAGTTGTAGCTATCTTTGGACAAGCTAAGAGTGGTAAATCGTTTGTCACAGTAGATTTAGCTTGTAATATTGCTTTAGGTCGTGATTGGCATGGTCACGAAACAAAACAAGGTGCTGTGATTTATTTAGCAGGTGAAGGACAACGCGGTATTGGTCGTAGGGTTGCTGCATGGCAAACTACAAATGCAACACATTTACAAAATGCACCATTGTTGATATCTACTAGAGGTGCAAGATTGTTAGATGAAAAAGACCATCAGTTGTTGAAAGATACGATAGACAGAACTGAAGATGAATTAGGTAAAGTTAGAATGATTATTGTGGACACTTTGCAAAGAAACTTTGGTGCAGGTAATGAAAACTCAACTGAAGATATGTCAGCGTTTATTGAAAGAATAGATGATCTTAGAGATACTTACGAAACTTGCGTTTTACTTGTACATCACACAGGACATTCAACAAGTGGTCGTGCCAGAGGTAGTTCTGTTATACAAGCATCAGTAGATTGGGAATACAGAGTCGTAAGAAATAATTTGGGAAGTGATATGTTTGTTGAGTTATCACAAACCTTAGTTAAAGATGGCAGACCAATGATGCCTAAAAACTTTAAATTCATAGAGCAAAAATTACCATTCCATGATGATATGACATCAGGTGCTTTAGAACTTATAGATGCTGTTGATATGCCTAAACCAACAAAAATATCAGAGAAAGGTCAAGCTATTATAAATACTATCAAATCAGCACAAGATAAAGCAGACGAACCTGCAACAGTATGGTTAGGACAAGCAGAGATAACTAGGATTACAGATTTGAATCCATCAACTGTTAAAACATGGCTTAAAAAGCTAGTAGATCAAGATGTTTTAACTTATGAGAAAGGTAAAGGTTATCAAACTAATGAATATAATTCGGAGATATTTTAGATGAATCAGAAACAATTTTTTGCAGAAGATAATCAAAGTATAGAAGATTTATATACTGATATGCCTGAATACAACAATGCAAAACAACCTGATCCAGAAATTACAGCAACATTCAAATTTAGAAATCAAGAAGATTATGAAAAGTTTCATAAACTGATTAAAAATCATGTATATAAAACTAATAAAGTTTTTGATGGTATGCAAAAGAAAGATAAAAAACAGGCATGGTTTCCATTAAAAGAAAAGCCAAGTAATTTTTACTATTTGGCTAATAAAGATTTACAACCACAATATCCAATATACATAGTCAGCAAAGGCAGAGTTGAGAGAAATCCAACAAGAAAAGCTTTGCAAGAAATGAAAGTTAATTTTTATATGGTTGTTGAAAAATCAGAATATGAACAATATGCCAAATACATAGACAAAAAAAATCTTCTAATTTTACCTGATAAGTTTAAAGACGATTATGATACCTTTTGGCATGATGATGACACTAGAACAGGTGCAGGTGCAGCAAGAAATTACGCTTGGCAACATTCTATTGATAATGGTTTTGATTGGCATTGGGTTATGGATGATAACATTGAATCTTTTGAAATTTTTAATCAAAATAAAAAAATAAAATGTTTATCTTCATCTATATTTAAAGTTGCAGAAGATTTTGTTTTAAGATTCAAAAATGTAGGTCAAGCTGGTTTTCAATATGCTAATTTTATGCCAAGTACAGATTACAGACCGCCCATAAAAATAAATACTAGGATTTATTCATGTCTTTTTATCAACAATAATTTGCCTTTTAGATGGAGAGGTAGATACAACGAAGATACTGATTTATCTTTGAGAATTTTAAAAAGTGGTTTATGCACAATACAATTTAATTCTTTTTTACAAGGTAAAAGAGCAACACAAACTATGTCAGGTGGCAATTCAAAAGAATTTTATGATGAAGAAGGAACTTATAATAAATCGAAAATGTTAGTTGAAATGCATCCTGATGTTTGTGTTTTGACAAAAAAATGGAACAGATGGCATCATCATTGTAATTACAATATTTTTAAAACAGAATTGATACAGAAAAAAATGTATAAAAAAAACGATATTAAGTTTGATCTAAAAAGAAAATAATGGTTTGTAAATGGTTTTTTTTGGTCGGTAAAACAGGTGGTTTTAGGTGCAATTTCATAGAAAAGTGGTTGGTTTTCTATTATTTTCTAATAATAGAAACCAAAACCTTGAAACACAAACCATTTATTAAATATGTATAACGAATCAGAAGAAAAGATAATAAAAGATATAAATCTTCTTGAAAGGCAACTAATTACTAGGTTTGGCGTTGATGAACCTGTTAGATTAGTAAATGATTCTTTTCAAAAGAAGTTTAAACTAGCACAAACCAAATACAATATATCGCTGTCATTCCCTGATAAATCAAGCAATTTAAGGGATATGGCTAGTATGATGTATCGTGCTTGGTTAGCTTTAGAAGAACAGTTAGCAAAAGAAGGTGTCCTTCCTTTACCTGTTGATACTTATAAGATCGTTCATAAGGAAACTGATAGAGAAGTTTTTGTTTGCAAAGATAATGGTGGCAAAAGAAATGTCTTATCACAGTTTGGTAAGTATTCTGTGGTATTATCTACAGAAGAATTATTGAATATGATTGATAAAGATACATTCGAGCAATTTCTAAAACTCACAGAACATGGATTGCAACCAACAATATCTTCTTATAAAAGAACAACAGATGACGAGCAAGAAGAAATGTAGTTATTGCTTACGAACCTTACCATCAGATATGTTTGAACAAGGTGGTAATGCAAAAGGTGAATATTTAAGATCAGAATGTAGAACCTGCACTCAAGAGAAAAGAGTAAAGGCAAAGAATCAAACGCCTTACACTTATCTAAATCTTTTATTCACACAACTAAAATCTAGCAGAAGAAAGTCAGATATTGAATGGGATATAGAAGTTGATTACATTTATAAATTGTGGGACAAACAAGAATGTAAGTGTGCCTTATCAGGCGTTAATATGACTTGGCATCGTGGTGGCGGTAGTACAGATTATGCTTGTTCAATTGATAGAAAAGATTCAGATAAAGGTTATGTGGTTGGCAATATCCAATTAGTTTGTCGCACAGTAAACTTTATGAAGTCCACATTAAATGATGCACAGCTATATTGGTGGTGTAAAAATATTGTGGAACATAAAGAAAGAAATATATAATAGCTACATTATTTGTAGCAGAGAACAACCTTCCCCTGTATATTTTTCTCCGAATGTTCTCTGCTACTCTAAGTTATGAATATAAATATCAAAGCAGACCTAAAACCTTTAAACAAACAAATAAGCAGAGTACATAAAAAACAGATACCTTTTGCTACAAGTGTTGCTCTTAACAAAACAGGGGTGAAGATACTCTCTGCTTTAGGTGCAAATGCACAAAAGAAGTTTGAAGGCGGTGCTACTAAACAAGCTATGAGAGCATTTAAAACTCCCAGAGGTCTTAGGGGTAATAAACCAAATATATCGTTTAGTACAAAAAAGAATTTAACCACAACAATATTTATGCCTAAATGGGCAGAAAAGTTTTTAGTTTATCAAGTAATTGGTGGCACAAGAACAACTAACAACAAAGCTGGTACAGGTGTGCCATATAAACCTAATGCAAATCTAAATCAATTTGGGAACATTAAAGGAAGGAAAGCTGGTTTAGTGAAAGGCAAGAAACAATTCATTGCTACAATAAAAGGCATCACAGGAGTATGGGAAAGATATGGAACAAAACTAAGACAAGTTAAGTTGGTTGTTGCGTTTGAAAAAAGTGTTGATTATAACAATCCAAAGTTTCCTTTCTTCAAGATTGGCGAGTTGGTTTATAAATCACAGTTCCCTAAAATATATGAAAAAGAGATTAAACAAGCTATCAAAACTGCAAAATGAATATAGGGGGTATGCAAAGGTACTGTCTAGCTGTATGTATTGTGGGTGATTCGAAT